TTATTATGTTGTAGATTAGTTGGTTATCTATCAAGATATGATCCTATATTTGAAAAAAGTTTAGGTGATAATAATACAGAAGACGGTGGTATATCAGGTCCAATGCCGATGATAATATAAAACAGGTAAATACTAGTATGGCAGTAAATTATAGCACAGTTGCAGAAAAGATTTTTAGGGTACTTAAAGGTCACGGGTATCAAGTCCAGATGTTTGACGATACCGATGGAACTGAGATATCAAATCCAGAAGAAGCAAGGTTCTTTTATGTTAATCAACCTAATATAATGGTTAACTTATCTCCAGAAAACGAAGAAGTTAAAATGCATAAAGGTCCTGAAAATATAGAAAATATAGAAAAAACAGTACAATCAGTTAAAAATCTGGCCAAAGATAACTTATTAGACTTTGATTTACGTGAATTTGGAAGGGAGATTAAGCCTAAAAATTATGCATTTAGGTTAAATAGTAATACTATGTCAGATGAAAATATTAAAACAGAAGGTTATAGCCAAATTGCTGGTACCGTTAAAACTAGTAATCAAAAGCTAGAAGGTGCTAAATTATTAATTAAGCACAGAAAAGCAGTTAACGAAGAAATTCCCGGTTCTAGATCAAGAAATATTAAAGCATTATATATAGAAAATGCTGATGGGGAGAGATTTAAATATCCATTTATACACTTAAACGGCGCTAGAGCAATGACTAGACACGTTCAAGCAGGAGGAAATCCTTTTGATGAAGTAGGACAAAGTATTACAAATATTAGTGAAAGATTAAGTAAAATTAGAGAAGTACTAAACATAATTAGACGTTCTCCAGCAATACAAGAACAAGCGGCTTCAGTAGTAACATCTATATCATATAATCAAGATAGATTAAGAGAAACAATTAAAAAATTAATGACTGGTACTGGATATGAGTCATATGTTGAAAATTTCAAAAAAACTGAAGAAAAAGAATTTGATCAAGATACATTAGATTCTATGAAAGAGAAGTTTACAGTAACTAATATTGAAAACAGAATTACAGACTTGTTACCAATGATACAAGAAATACACGACGAAGAAATTAATGATACTGATTCTTTAAGAAAAAGAGTTGAAGCAAAATTACAAGAACCAGTTGAAATTCACGCACCATCTGATAGTCAAAAAGCATATGGTAGTGATGTTGTACAATATAAAAATACAACTGATGCTATTAGACACAGAATAGGTGAGTTAGCTCAATTAGTTAAAGATGATGAAATTTCAGTTTTCTTATCAAGAATGCACGACAAATTAGATGGAAATGATCCAGATCCAATGACAGCTGAAGATGTTAAAGTTGTTAAAGCAATTTTAGATAAAGTTAAAAAAGATGAACCAGCAGTTGCAGTTGCGAATGCTGAATCAACAGATGTAACTGAAGTAAAAGAAATAGTAGAATTAAATGAAACATTTAATAGAATTTTAGGTGTGTTTAATCCAGAAAGAATTGCTACAGAAGATCCAGAAGATTTTAAAACTGTTATGTCTTATACAGGTAAAGATGCTAGAATGCCAATGAGTTATGATACTTGGCTTAAAAAAGATAAAGGCATTGAAAGAGGTGCAAGAGGTATAGATGGAAATCAACACGTTAAATTTGGTAAAGAATATAGAGATCTTAAAAAAGCAGATAAAATTGGTTGGGCTAATGAGTCCGATGTTGAAGAAGCACCTAAACCAGATTTCTTAGATTTAGATAAAGATGGCAATAAAACAGAACCAATGAAGAAAGCCGCAAAAGAAGAAGGTGATGAGTTTACACAAAATGATGCTGATGCAGAACATTGGGGTGCTATGCAAGATTATGAAGATTATAGAGATGCAGTAATGCAAGATATTCAAGACGAAAAAGGAAATTTTGCTGGTAAGTCAGATGTACAAATTGCACAAGAACTTAGACAAGAAGCTGATGGCATTGGGTATGGAGATATAGCTAGTGGCGGAGATAGACATCCATCAGAATCAACTTGGTTACATAAAATTGCTGACGAACTAGATGGTTCAGAATCAAAAGAAAGTACGGAAGAAACACCAACAGAAGCACCAACTGAAACAGATGGCGAAGCTACAGCACCAACAGATTTAGATAAAGTAATACTTCGAGTACAGAATTTAGCAGGTATTAAGTAATTAAAAAAGGAGTTATATGAAACTACCGAAAATTAAAATCCCAACGATTAAGATGCCAAACATTGGCGAAGCAGTTGGAAAAGCAACTGATAAGGTAAAAGGTGCAGTAACCGGAGTAACTGATAAAGCTAAAGGTGTAGTAACCGGAGTAACTGATAAAGCTAAAGGTGTAGTAACCGGAGCAACCGATAAAGCCAAAGGCGCAACTGATAAAGCCAAAGGTGCAGTAACCGGAGCAACTAATAAAGCCAAAGGTGCAGTATCTAGTGCAACAGACAAAATTAAGAGCTTGAATCCATTTAAAAAGTCTAAGTAAATTACTTGACAATTAAGTTAAAAAATAATACAATTAAAGTTAATACTAAATAGTATTAATACAAATAAAATATAATTACCGTATTAAACAATCTAGGTTGGGGTGATATTATGATAAAAACGATTACAATATTTCTATATATTTCAGGCATTCTTGCCTTGGGAAGACTTATTCCACATCCACCAAATTTTACACCAATATTAGCCGCGGCTATTTTTGCACCTTATATGGTTAATGATAAATGGTTAGCAATGGCAGTTCCGCTAACGGCTATGTTTATGGCAGATATTATAATTGGCTTTCATCCATTTATGATATGGGTGTATGGAGCAATAGGCTTGTCAACATTAATAAGTTATTGGTCTATGCAATTTGGTAAAAAATATATGCAGTTAGGCGTAATGGCTCTTGTATCGTCTATATTATTTTTTGTAATAACAAATTTTGCTGTATGGATAATGTATGATTCTTATCCTAAAACATTAGAAGGCTTAATGTTATGTTACACTATGGCAATACCGTTCTTTCAAAATACATTGTATGGCACTATTATATACACAGCACTAATGGCCTTTATGGTCGTAGCATTGTCTCGTCCGGTAAATTATACCTACTTATTAGTAGTTAACAAAGGAAAAGATTATGCGAAAAAATATTTTTAAGACAATATTAGTAATAGTATTATTTACTGGATTAATAGGCTGTTCATCAGTAACACCAACTACTACAACACTAAAATATGGAAATACAGATCAAGATGGCGATAGTGTTAATGGTAGTTATGGATCAGAAAATTTTACTATTACACAGACGTTCACTTGGAAGTAAATAAATAAAGTTAAAGGAAACAAAAATGCAAGGCCATAATAGTGATAAAAGGTTTGAAAAATTTCAGAACATAGCATTTATACCATTAGATATTCCATATCAAAAATTAGATTTGGAAGAACTACAAGTATTTTCTGATAGGAATTATATATGGCCTCCTGATATACATACAAAGAATGATTTATATGGAAGTAAGAAAAACAAACACGGAGAATATGTTGAAAGACATCCTCATACACTTTGGAGAATAGTTTGTTTACGTGGTCAAGGATTTGAAAAACCTGAAGATTGGACTAATGCTTCTATGGTAAGAACTTCTTGGTCAAGCAGATTAAAACGTACAAAAGAAGTTAAAAATAATCCACATTTACCAAAAGAGTTATATGTCTTGATAGAGTTAATTGAAAAATTACCTATACAATGTAATCACGCAGAATTAGTACAACAAAGAAATGATGTTCCATTACATAATGATGCCGCGGTAGATTTAGATTCATCTAAACTAACACCATATGAACCTTCTGGATTTAGATTGCTAATAAATGATGTAAGAAAACCAAGTTTTTATTTTTGCCAAAAGAATAAAGATCAGGACAGGTATTATGTAGATGTACCAATGGATACAAATGCCTTTGCAATAAATGAATTAGTATACCCACACGGTGCTAAAAAAATAGACGAATTAAAGTGGGTAGTAACAGCCACTGGCACAATTAACCCTGAAGAACATCTGGAATTATTGGAAAAAAGCTATAAAAAATATAGTAATAAAGTAATTTCATATACAGAGTAGCCCAGTTGGTTTAAAAGCCCCTCCCGGGATTAAGGAACCTAAGGTGTAAAAGCTATGGTTCCTTTCTATGAAAAAAAGACTTGACTTTATCATAAAAGCTAAATATAATGTGTATATAATGTTTAAGATATTTTATACATTATGGCAAACAATGGCTAATATAGGCAAACATAGGCTTAATAAAAGGAGGCAATTATATGGCATCATTAGCAGACATCCGTGCGAAACTGGCGGCACAAGAAAATAAAAACTCAAATCGAGCATCAGTTTCAGATAACGCAATTTACCCATTTTGGAATATACCTGAAGGAACAACTTCTACTATGAGGTTTTTACCTGACGGCGATAAATCAAATACATTTTTCTGGGTAGAAAGAGCAATGATTAAATTGCCATTTCCAGGCATTAAAGGTCAAGCAGATACTAAACCAACTTTAGTACAAGTACCTTGTATGGAAATGTTTAATGAACCTTGTTCAGTACTTGCAGAAGTAAGAACTTGGTTTAAAGATTCTTCATTAGAAGATATGGGTAGAAAATATTGGAAGAAAAGAAGTTATATCTTTCAAGGTTTTGTAGTTAATTCAACTTTAGACGAGGATACTGTACCAGAAAATCCTATTCGAAGATTTGTAATTAATCCATCAATCTATCAAATCATTAGATCAGCATTAATGAATCCTGATATGGAAGATCTACCAACTGATATTGAAAAAGGTAGAGATTTTAAATTAACTAAAACACAAAAAGGTGGATATGCTGATTATTCAACTTCAACTTGGTCGTTTAAATCAAGAGCATTAAGTGAATCAGAACAAGGAGCAATCAAACAATATGGATTGTATAACTTGTCAGACTTTATGCCTAAGAAACCATCTCAAGAAGATCAAAATGTGATTCAAGAGATGTTTAAAGCATCAGTTGATGGTGAATTGTATGATCCAGAAAGATTTGGTCAATATTATAAACCAGCTGGATTAAACACAGGATCTAGAGCAACAGCTACAACTACTTCAAAACCAGTACAAACGGCACCAATACAGCCAACACCAGTACAAACTGAAGCAGTAGTAACGCCAACACCTGTTCAAGCTGAAGTTAAAGTTGCAGAAACAGTTACAGCATCAGTAAGCGATGCACCTGCAACAGCAACAGCAACATCTACTAAAAGTCAAAGCAAAGTATCTGCAGATGATATTTTGTCAATGATTAGAAGTAGACAAGCTAACAAATAATTTGTATAATATAGGCTGTGGGGAAACTCACAGCCTTATTAAAGAACAGGAGGCATTATGGTAAGACCATTTGACGTTAGTAAGTTTAGATCGGGTATAACAAAAAGTATACAAGGTATTTCTACGGGGTTTGAATCAGATCCTGATACGTGGATATCAACAGGAAATTATACATTAAATTATTTAATTAGTGGAGATTTTAATAAAGGAGTCCCACTTGGAAGAGTAACAATGTTAGCAGGAGAATCTGGCTCAGGTAAAAGTTTAGTTGCTTCTGGTAATTTAATTAAAGAAGCACAAAACCAAGGTATTTTTTGTGTTGTAGTGGATAGTGAAAATGCATTACACGAAAATTGGTTACAAGCATTAGGTGTTGATACATCACCTGAAAAAATATTAAGAATTAATGTATCAATGGTAGATGATGTTGCTAAAATTATTAGTGACTTTATTGCAAGTTATAAAAAAGATTACGAAGGTAAAGAAGACAAACCAAAAATTTTATTTGTTGTAGATAGTTTAGGTATGTTATTAACACCAACAGATGTAGCTCAATTTGAAAAAGGTGAAATGAAAGGTGATTTAGGTAGAAAAGCCAAATCATTAACAGCACTCATTCGAAATACAGTAAATTTAATTGGTAGTGAAAATATTGGATTAGTAGCAACTAATCATACATACGCATCACAAGATATGTTTGATCCAGATGACAAGATATCAGGTGGACAAGGATTTATGTATGCAAGTTCTATAGTTATAGCAATGAAAAAGTTAAAATTAAAAGAAGATGAAGATGGCAATAAAATATCTGATGTAACTGGTATAAGATCAGCTTGTAAAGTAATGAAATCAAGGTTTAATAAACCGTTTGAAGCAGTACAAGTAAAAATTCCATATGAAAAAGGAATGGATCCGTATTCAGGATTAGTAGAATTGTTTGAAAAGAAAGAAGTATTAGTAAAACAAGGTAATAGATTAAAATATGTTGACAGATTTGGTAAGGAGCATTTACATTATCGTAAACAATGGACCGGTGACAATTTGGATTTAGTTATGGCTGAATTCCAAGAGCAGATTGGCTCGGAAAACATAAATAAAACCAAACAAGCCACCATAGGAGCAAACGATGATGAACCACTCGGAGGTAGCGATGCTACTTGAAGCCTGGAATAAAATAGTTGAATATATCCCACAAAAAGATAGAATGGAAGCCGCAAAAGCTTATGTAACATTATTAGATGATTACGGTATTGACGGCCAAGATTTAGAAGAGTTCAAAGGAAGTGATGACTATTTAGAAACAGCAATAGCAGAACATTATGAAGAGATCGAAGAGTATGACGATGAAAGTGAAGGATCTGCGTACAACGACGAGGACTATTAATGTCAGCAAAATGGTACGGACAAGTTTCTAACAACCTTAGTAAAATTCCTGAATGTATCGAATACTACGAAAATCAACTTGAAGAAGCAAGAGTTGAATGTGGACTTACTGGTAACATTGAAAGAAATGCTAAAAATATTCCAGGAGTTGTCGAACATAGATTTAATCAATTACAAGAAATCGAAGCAATTTTAGAATTTCTTAATATACAACTAAGAAAAATCAGAAGTAAACATTATAAAAAGTTTTTAGAAAATTATCAAAGAGCATTAACATCAAATGATGTTAGAAACTATATTGACGGAGAAGATGATGTTGTTGATATGGCTAACCTAGTTAATGAATTTGCTTTGTTAAGAAATAAATTTTTAGGTTTACTTAAAGCCATTGATGCCAAACAATTTCAAATTAATAATATTGTAAAATTAAGGGTAGCAGGGCTAGATGATGCAGAATTATTTGCAAAAAAATAGTCTTAGCTGTATAATAAGAAATGAAGAAAACAGTACTGCATATTAAAGACGAAGTAAATGTTAAGTTTGAAAACTTAGATGTAGTAACTCGCAGAAAAATATCCGACAAATTAAAATACTTTATACCATATGCATACCATTTACCAGCATATAAGTTAGGAAGATGGGATGGAAATATTCGTTTTTGTGATATAGGTGGAAGAACATATTTAAACTTACTTGATAAAATATTGCCTGTTATTGAAGATCAAGAATATGATATTCAAATTAAAGATTATAGAAAAGATTATAATTTAAAATTTGAAACTATAGATGAAAGTTATTTGTCAGATATAACGTGGCCTAAAAATCATCCTAGTGCTGGTAATTCAATTGTATTAAGAGATTATCAAGTTAAAGTTATAAATGAATTTATAAAAGTACCACAAAGTTTACAAGAAATTGCCACAGGTGCAGGAAAAACAATAATTACAGCCGTATTATCAAAGATGTGTCAAAAATATGGTAGAACTATTGTTATAGTACCTAATAAAAGTTTAGTAGGGCAAACTGAAGAAGATTATATTACTTGTGGACTAGACGTTGGTGTATATTTTGGTGAAAGAAAAGAATTAGGTCGTCAACATACAATTTGTACTTGGCAAAGTTTAAATGTATTACATAAAAAAACTAAAAAAGCAGAAGCTGATTTTCCTTTAGATGAATTTCTAAAAGATGTTGTATGTGTAATAGTAGATGAAGTACATATGGCAAAAGCAGATATATTAAAAACATTATTAACAGGACCATTTGCACATATTCCAATTAGGTGGGGATTAACTGGAACAATACCAAAAGAAGATTATGAAAAAGTAAGTTTAATAGCTTCGTTAGGTAAAGTAATAAATCAATTATCAGCAAGTGATCTACAAGAAAAAGGTGTATTAGCACAATGCCACGTGAATATTATTCAAACACAAGATTTTGCAACTTTTAGAACATACCCAGAAGAGTTAACATATCTTACAAGTTTTAAACCAAGACTTACATTTATGAGTAAGTTAGTTGACGAAATAAGATCAGGAGGTAATACGTTAATATTAGTTGATAGAATTAAAACAGGAGAGCTATTACAAGAAGAAATTCCAGGATCAGTTTTTATACAAGGTAAAACAAAGTTAGAAACACGTGAAGAAGAATATTCAGAAGTAGCTACTGAACAATATAAAGTTATTATTGCAACATATGGTGTAGCGGCTGTAGGTATTAATTTACCAAGAATTTTTAATCTAGTACTTGTAGAACCAGGAAAAAGTTTTGTAAGAGTTATACAAAGTATAGGAAGAGGCATTAGAAAAGCAGAAGATAAGGATTATGTACAAATTTGGGATATAACATCTAGTTGCAAATATTCAAAAAGACACTTAACAGCAAGAAAAAGGTTTTACAAAGAAGCCAAATACCCGTATACTGTTAGTAAGGTAAAAATATAATGAAAATATTAACAACAGAAAATCAGTCGTATAATTTAGATAAAGTACCAGATACAGCAGACGAAGTACAATATTGTGTACTTGATACTAATAATCCAAAGAACATAGATTTCTTTTTTGTGCCTTTGATTTTTATGGAAACTTTTAATGCTCCAAGTATGATAATGGAAGTAGGTAGAAATAGTGTTCAAATGCCAATTGATTGGAGCATCTTAGCTGTAGAGCGAGAGTTAGGAATATGTGAAATGGTTCCTTTAACAAGTTTAAATGATAGAGGATTTCAAGTGTTAACAATTAATCCACTTACTCATAAAATGATACAAGCAAATGAAGTAAAAATTGTAAATGTATTCCAAGAAGTTAAATGGTATTTTCCAAAATTAAAACACGGACATATAATTGCTGTGCCATTAAATGATGGACCAAATCCACCTTGTGTTTTCTTTGCAAAAGAAACAAATCAAATACCAGATTCATTTGATGCAGGAAGTATATTATGATAAAGCCAAATATTAATTTAAATCAAATGTTATATAATTTAGATATTGGTAAAAAAGATTGGTATGAAAAATTAGATAGTGAACTTAAAAAATCATTTTCACCTTATGTTGCTATGCGATTTGCTAGTAGTATAAAAGCTTCTAAAATATTACAAGAAACATATATTCAAAATGTTAATGAGTTTTGTAACAAAGATTTTTCTATTTTACAAAAACATTTAAATGATAGTTTATTATTTTGGAAGTTATTGTGTTTATGTGGTGTAGGTAAAAAAATGTTTCATCCTTGGATTAAAGCACCAAAAGGAAAAGGTAAAAAAACTAAAAGAATAGAGTTTCTACAGTCAATATATCCAAATTATAAAAATGATGAAGTAGAGTTATTGTCAAACATATTAGACAAAGATGCTACAAAACAATTGGCTCGTGATGCTGGATTAGATGATAAAGAAATTAAATTATTAATAAAATGATGTACCAATGTAAATTTTGTGAAAAAAGTTTTACTAATGAAAGCACATTAGTTGCACACCTTTGTGAACCAAAACGAAGATGGAATAATAGGAAAGATACAAACGTGCAATTAGCTTTACGATGTTATCAACATTTTTTTCGTATTAGTAGTACTACTATGAAAAATGAAAGAACATACGAAGACTTTATGGATAGCAAGTATTATACAGCATTTGTTAAGTTTGCAAATTATGTAACTGGAGTTTATATTGCTTCAGTAGAACATTATATTGAATGGTTATTAAAAAATAGAGAAAGAGTTGATAGGTGGTCAAGTGATGAAGTATATGAAAAATATATTAAAGAATTTAGTCATAGAGAAAATGTTAGTTCAGCAACAGAAAGAACTATATTATCAATTCAAAAGTGGGCAGACGAAATAAATGCCGATTGGACTAATTTTTTTAATGAAGTATCTGTACCAAGAGCAATACATATGATTAGATCAGGTAAAATTAGTCCGTGGGTTCTTTATAATAGTAAAGGTGGAATAAGTTTATTAGAAAAATTATCTGTAGAACAAATGACAATGATAGAAGATTATATTTCACCAAATCCTTGGGCTAAAAGGTTTCAAGATAGTCCTGATGATGTTAAATTTGTAATGGATGTAACAAAGGCGGCCGGATTATGAAGAAAGAAATAAGTGATCTACGGTCTGTTGCAACAGCAATGACTCTGACTGAAACAGATAGAAAAGATATTATAAAAGAGTGGGAAAAATTACAAGTAATAGTGCAGTTAGCTGAAAAAGAACTTTATAATAAAAATGTAAAAACTGTTAAGGAATCATTAATTCAAATGCAAGATTTAGGTAAGCGAGTAAAAATGTTAGAAGTCTATATGGGAGCCCTTAAAAATAGAGTCGAGGAGTATATAAATGAACATAGCAAAAACTGATATAGATATAGATACAGGTAATAGAGATAAACTTTTAAAGTTATTAAAACATATACCTGCAAGTATTAAAGATAAGAATGGATTAAAGAAGCATAATACAGGTGTGTATTGTACTGATATTCCAGTTAATCCAATACTTGGTGTATCTAATATTGAGTATAAAGAAGCAGAAGAGAGAGGTTATTTTAAATTAGATATTCTAAATGTATCAATTTACAATGATGTAAAAAATGAAAAACATTTAGTAGAACTTTTAAAACAGGAGCCGATATGGGAATTACTTACGCACAAAGAATTCAGCAGTCAATTGTTTCACGTAGGAGAACACAGTTTGATACTACAAACAATGAAACCAAAAAGTATAGAACAACTCGCAATGGTACTAGCAATAATAAGACCAGCCAAAAGGCATCTGCTAAAACAAAATTGGAATGAGATTGAAAGTAATGTATGGAAGAAACCAAACGATGGATCTTATTACTTTAAGAAAGCACACGCCATAGCCTATGCCCACGCCATTGTTGTGCAAATGAACTTGATATGTAATGATTTTTCGGGGGTACTAACACCCCAGGTGGCCACTTAAACCTGCTGTATGACCCTTAAAATGCGTTTAATCTTTAGGAAAATGCTTATTATTCATTATTTTTCTTAATTAAGCTAATATTACGTCTTATAATACGTTTTTTTAAAACATTGTTTAAACTAGTTTTTGGACCAAAAATTATTTCTGTATCTTTAGTAGTGAACGTTTTAATGTAAGGTTTATATTCTTCAAATTCTCTATTCAAGAAGATATTGATAGGAATAGTTCTATTAGACTCCCACCACCAAACTTCACCTAATTCTAAGAACAATTGCTTCTTGTTATGATCTTTAATTTGATCATAAACATAGATTGATGTAACGAATTGGTCTTGATTAAGTAATATACCTACATATTCGTTATTGCTGTGTTTAATACAGCTTAAAAACGGAAATTTCTCTTGTAACTCTGCGTATTCCATAAATATTAATATGTCCAGTTCATATACAGTATATATCTTAGATAAAACTTATACATTAACGGTACCAACTTCGTTAAATAGTAATATGCCAATGTATGACAAAACTATATTACTATATTCTGGTACAGATAACAAGATAAATTTTAATCTAGTTAGTTCTGATAATAAGCCCTACGACTTAACAAGTCAATCGGCTTATTTTAATATGACAGATATAGAAACTAATGAAACTGTATTAGCAAAGCAATTAACAATTAGTGATGCTACTAGAGGTAAATGTGATACGACTATTTTAGTCAACGAATTATATAATTTAGCACCAGGCTTATATCATTTTGCATCATATGTTGAAAATTCAAGTGGTGCAAAAACACTAGTTCATACAGATAGATCTGGTGACGCCGTAGGAGTAGTAGAAATCAAAGGCGATAGTTTTCCAACAACAAGGCCAACTCAAGTAGCAAACGTTTGGACAGTTAGAAATAGCTGGAATTTTAGTAATAATATGTCAGGCTCTTCTGAGCAAAATCTTACAGCAAGAGCTCATACAATAGCAATTTATACTACAGACTTTACTGGCGATGTAGCCGTAGAAGGTAATGTAGATGATACTGCTAGTACTAATGATGATGACTGGTTTGTATTACAAATTCAAGGTATGGGTGCTGTATCAACAACACTTACTAACGAAACAGGAATTAATCCGTATCAATTTAAGACTGCCGTAAGATGGATTAGAGTAAAATGGAAAGCGGCGGCTGGAAACACAGGGACCTTTGATCAAATGCTATTAAGAAATTAATGTTTGATCTTTTATATAGCCACATAGAACCAGATTATAAAAAATGTTATACTGCTTACGCAAGTATTGACAAAAATCCTAAACGTTCTAATGTAGTACGATTATCTTTTGAAACATTTCTTAACAAAGAAGATTTTAAAACTCGTTGCTTAAATGTAGCTTTTTCAGATTATGCAAAACAAATAACATCAGGGCAACCATTTAGTGGTGTGTCATTAATAGTTGCAACAGACTTTGCAGAACGTGGACAAGCAATTCAAAAAGATATTGTAATGTTAATTAATTCTTTAACAAAACAGTTTGATTTAAAAGTTTATCCATCAGCTGGTGTTTCTCAAAATATTATGAGGAAATTAAAAGAAGTACAATGGCCACCTGATGTAGATATGTGTGAGCCAGATTATATGAGCTTACTTCATACAGTATTAGCAACAAAAAAAGCAATTGGAAAAAACTTATTATCTGTATGTTTTGATTATGAGTATGACGAAAGTTTCAATCAATTTTTTAAATATTATCATATTGATATTGTAGACAACCCAGAAGGTGCCGTTCTTATTACAGATAAATTTATTGATGAAAAACAAGCAAACAAAATAGTTGAATTAAAACCAGCAACAGTTATTAGTTTTAATGATGGATGTATTTGGGAAACGCATATTAACGATACTCCAATGAAGGTGTTAAGAGAAAACGATATACATTTAATTCCATCTAGTATTACAAAGCTTGGAAATACTTTAATTGCTGATAATTTTGTTAATGATTTACGGCCAATAGAACAGACTTTTAAATTAATCGAAACTACTGGACAACGAGTGCAAACAATTTGGAAAATGGCCTTAGAAAAAAGAATAAATTTCAATGATATTGTATCTGAAATAACGAAATCCCGAATTGCTACAAATAGATTCAAATTAAAAACATACGATATTGGTGTTAATACGTACAAAGCTTAAATTAATTGACTTTTAGATAGCTTTCACGTATAATAATATTAATGAATTTACAATCTACAATTTTAGCACATATTGGTGGAAAACATAAAAAAACACCATCTGGTTGGCATACTATTAATTGTCCAATGTGTATAACACAAGGACATTCTGCTGATAAAAGAAGACGTGGTGGATTTAAATTTAGTGAAGTTTCAAGTTATCATTGTTTTAATTGTGGGTATAAAGCATCTTATACACCTGGCAGATTAATAGGACGTAAAATGCGTGACTTATTAATTAATATTGGAGTATCAGAAGCAAAAGTAAAAGAATTACAGTTGATTGCAATGAAAGAAAAAGATGATACTGTAACAATTACTAGGCATACGCATTATGCAAATGAATTTGTAGAAAAACAATTACCAAATAATTCAGTATTATTAAGTGAAATTATTAAAGGTGCAAATCCGCCGGCTAGTGCTTTATTTGTTTACAAATATTTGATGGATAGAGGCTTAGATTTTTATGATAAGTTTTATTGGAGTAGTGATCCTTATATGAGAATTAATGAAAGAGTAATTATTCCTTTTTATGCTAATCAAAAATTAGTAGGATATACAGCTAGAATTATAAAGAATTATGATAATGTACCAAAATATTATTCAGTAGTTCAACCTGGATACATTTATAATTTTGACCACTTGTATAAAGATAGAAAATATATTATAATAACAGAAGGTGTCTTAGATGCACTTGCAATAGATTCAGTAAGTTCTTTAGGAAATAAACTTACACAAGGACAAATAGAATTAATTAATAGTATTGGCAAAACTATTATTGTTTGCCCAGATAGAGATAAATCTGGTGGAAATTTAATTGATGTTGCTGTAGAAAACAATTGGTTAGTAAGTTTCCCACAATGGGAAACTCATATTAAAGATTGTGCAGAAGCAGTAAATAACTATGGGAGATTGTATACAGTACAATCTGTAATTAATGGTGCTATAGGTAATATAGCAAAAATAAAAGTTTTGAAAAAAATAGGAGCCTAGTATGGTGAAAAATAAAGATAAAGATAAAAACAAAACCCCACAGCCACAACAACAACCGTTGCAACCAGGGATGTTAATGTGGGAAGCTGGGATAATGTATTTTAGTGATGGGTTTGATAGCACATCAACAAAGCCAGTAATTCAGGCAATTATTGAAAAGAATTTAGTGCCAAATACGCAAAGGCTAAAAGAGCTTACACTAGTGATTAATTCACCAGGTGGCCAAGTTCATTCTGCATTTGCATTAATAGATACAATGAAAGGATCAGCTATACCTGTAAAGACTGTAGGACTTGGTATGATTGCAAGTTGTGGACTATTAACTTTTATGAGTGGACACAAAGGACGTAGAGTTATTACACCAAACACATCTATATTATCACATCAATATAGTTGGGGATCAGGTGGTAAAGAACACGAACTATTTGCAAGAGTAAGAGAGTTTGAATTAAGTACAAAAAGAATGCTTGAGCATTATAAAAAATGTACAGGCTTATCTGAAAAAAGAGTTAGAGATATTTTATTACCACCAGAAGATAGATGGTTGTCAGCCAAAGAAGCTGTCAAATATGGTATTGCAGATAAAATTGTATCGACTTACTAGGAGAATAACTTGAAAGTCACATTAGTTGACAAAATGGGAACAGACTTAACGGTAGTAAACGCCGCTAGAGTAAGTTATGCAAAAACTAAAGCAAAGTTTGATGATAAAGATGAAAAATTAATAAAGTTTTTAGCAGAGCATAATCATTGGTCACCATTTGCTCACGCAAGTTTACAATTTAGAATTCAAGCACCACTATTTGTTGCAAGACAATTAGTTAAACACCAAGTTGGTTTAAGTTGGAACGAAGTTAGTAGGCGTTATGTTAATTACACACCCGAATTATATGACATAGACGTTTGGAGAGGCAAACCAGTAGATTCAAAACAAGGCTCTGGTGGAGAAATACAATTAGGTAGAATGTTATCTGGTAGAGTAGCAACGGCTATGAAAAAATGTAAAATTGTGTATAACCAATTAATTGAAAAAGGTGTAGCACCAGAAATGGCAAGAGCTGTTTTACCACAATCAATGATGACTGATTGGTATTGGTCTGGTAGTTTATATGCGTTTGCTAGAGTATGTAATTTAAGATGTGCTAAAGATACACAATTAGAAACAAGAAAAATAGCTAATAAAATTGATGCTATTTGTAATAAAGAGTTTCCATATAGTTGGAAATACTTGCGAAAACAAAATGAAGAAGTTATAATAGAATAATGCCAACAGTATATACAGACGATTTACAGAAATTATTTTTAGAGTTTATGATAACTGATCCTGAGTTATTTGTTAGAGCTCGAAATATTATTAGTCCAGTATATTTTAGTAAAAAGTATTTTGAAACAGTTTCAATGTTTGTTGATCATTCAGAAAAATATCAAACATTACCAACTATACAACAAGTTCAAGCTAAATGTGAAATAGAATTAACACCAGTACCAAATATTGATGACACACAAAAGACTTGGTTTTTAGACGAGTTTGAAACATTTTGTAGACATAAAGCATTAGAAAGAGCAATTATTGATTCAGCTGATTTATTAGAACAAGGAGAGTATGGGCCTGTTGAAGAAAAAATTAAAGCGGCAGTAAGAATAGGACTTACAAAAAATTTAGGAACAGATTATTTCTTAGATCCAAAAGCAAGATTATTAAATTTAAAAAATAATAATGGAACAATTAAAACTGGTTGGTCTATGCTAGATAAAAAATTATATGGTGGATTTAATAAAGGTGAACTTACAATTTTTGCAGGATCATCAGGTGCAGGTAAATCATTATTTTTACAAAATTTGGCTTTAAATTGGGTTAGTTCAAATCTTAATGTTTTATATTTTACATTTGAATTGAGTGAAGAATTAAGTGCAATGAGATTAGATGCAATGATTACTGGTACACCAACTAATGAAATATTTAAAAAAATAGATGATGTTGATTTAGCAGTTAGATTAGAAAAAACTAAATCAGGTAAATTCCAAGTTAAGTATATGCCATCTGGCTGTACTACAAATGATTTACGTTCATTTATTAAAGAATATACTATACAAAAAGGTATAAAACCAGATGTAGTATTAGTTGATTATTTAGATTTAATGATGCCAATTAGTAAGAAAATTTCACCAACAGAATTGTTTATTAAAGATAAATTTATATCAGAAGAATTAAGAAATTTTGCTGTAGAACAGCAAATAGTATTAGTTACAGCATCACAATTAAATAGAGGTGCAATTGAAGAAGTAGAGTATGATCAAAGTCATATAGCAGGTGGTATTAGTAAGATTAATACAGCAGATAATTTAATAGGTATCTTTACAAGTAGAGCTATGCGTGAGAGAGGAAGGTATCAGATTCAATTAATTAAAACTAGATCAAGTGGTGGTGTAGGAAGTAAAATTGATTTAGCATTTGATATTGATAGATTAAGAATTACTGACTTAAATGAAGATGATGAGGAAATTTTACCAACAACATCTGATGCATTAGTACAGTCAATTAAGAAAAGGTCATCTATAGTAACTGAAAAGTCTGAAGCCTCAGTAGTAGCCGAAAAGACGGAAATTACTAAAGGATTGCGTGATTTATTGAAGTCACAACGGCAAACTTTCGATAATACCCAATAAATGCTGTTAATTTTTTGTAAAAATGTTATAAATATTTCATAAGGCGGTAATTTGAACTATGAAAAAACATACACGTACCATATTGCAAGAGATTAGTAGAGTAGTCCCTACCACCGATATGAATAATTTAGTTGAGACTCGTGCTGGACACGTTATATCATCAGCAATTAATGTCACTAAAATGATATATGAATCATATGATGAAGCAGTTGCTGAAGATTTAATAAAGAGATTTGTTAATAGCATCAAGACAGCAGACCCAAAGAAATTTGAGCGTGGAATAAAAAAGTTGAATGAGTCCAATAACAATGAAAGCTAATGATTTATTACAAGAGAATCCAAATCTACACCTTACACATTTAGAAGATTTGGCACTATTTCAAGGTAAAGCAGGTGCCTTAAAAGCTGTCGCTTTTTTACGAAATTTAGCCAATCTAGCCAAAACATCAAGTACTAAAAAATTTAATGTAACAATAAAATGGGACGGATCACCGGCAATAGTTTGTGGTACTGATCCTAGTGACGGAAAGTTCTTTGTTGCTACAAAAAGTGCATTTAATAAAGATGCAAAACTTAATAAAAGTATAAGAGATATTACAACTAATCACCCTGATGCTGGAGAAACTAGTAAGCAAGGTTTACGAAATAAGTTAGTTGTAGCATTTAATAGTTTACAAAAATTAGGTATACAAAATGTATTACAAGGAGATTTACTCTGGACTAAAGGTGATTTGAAAACAATAAATTTTCAAGGTGAATCATATATTGCATTTAAACCAAATACAATAACTTATGCTGTTCCACAAAGTATGGAACTAGCAAAAGAAATACAACAAGCAGATTTAGGTATTGTTTTTCATACAAGCTATTCAGGAAAAAGTTTAGATAGTATGTCAGCAAGTTTTGATATTGATTTAGAAAGTTTAACTAGAACCCCTAAAGTATGGTTTGATGATGCTTATATAAAAGACTTTACAGGAGTTGTGAATCTTACAAAAGGTGAGTATGCAAATATAACTCAAGCTATTAGTGATGCTGAAAAATATATTAATTCAGCAGGCAATATTTTTGATTTTTTAGAAGCTAATGAATTAGGTAAAGATTTTAAAAATCTTGTTCACGCCAATCATAATAATATGATTAAAGCAGGAGAAATTACACAAGATCCTTTAGCATTTTTTTATAACTTTGCAAAAGACTATGAATCAAGAGTTGAAAAAGCAATTGAAAAATTAAAAACAGGTAGGGAAGGCCCAGCTGGACAAAGAAAATTATTAGCACTAGAACAATGGCGAAATTATTATATGTCAAATAAAAAGAATGTTCAAAATTGGTATAGTGGTTGGTTAAAATTAACGGCAATTAAAAATACATTGTATCAGAAATTAAAAAATATTAAATCTATAGATGCTTTTGAACTACAAGGCGACGAGTATGTTGTTAGAGATCAAGAAGGCTTTGTTGCAGTTGATCACGTAGGTAATGCAGTTAAAGTTGTAGATAGATTAGATTTTTCAAGAAAGAACTTTGCTAAAGAAGATATAGAATATACACTTGTTAATGATTTGTCTGAAAGCAGAGCATTTAGGTCAAGACAGGATTTAGGAAAAGGATCAGCATCAGAAAATGGTGAATTAGCTTATGCATATTGTTTAGCATTATTAGTTTTAACAGGTGAATACAAATATCAAAGAATAGCAAGAAATTATATTATTAGAAGTATGAGTTATGGTAATTATGATTTCTTTAGAACAAATGGAACAGATTTATATTTGTTATTACATAGTATAGTTGGAGCTGGGTCAATAATACAATTTGATGATACTAGAAGTCAAAACTATATTGATAGGTTGCAAAGACATTATACTGATATAAATCAATTATTAAGATATATTTCTAATGATAATTTTTCAAGAAAACAAACGTCAAGTATGTTAATTAGATTAGAAACGCAATTAGCTGTAAGATCACGTGAGTTGAAAAAAATAAGAAGATTTGCATCTGATTGGGATCGTTTAAAAGAAAAAGAAAGATATAATGTTACAATTGATATAATGCATTATATAAGAGAACATTCTCCTAAAAGTGAACTTTATGGAATATTACAAAATATGGTTAAAGAAAGAAACTTACAAGATAGGCATAATGTAAGACAAAAATCATTGCCTAAAAATGTGGCAGTAGGAGCAACAAGAAGATAATGTATTCTCTAAATACAAGTAAAAATCAGTATATGCAAGTAAGCGAAGATCTTGAAGTTTATAAGATAGTTACAACTTTACCAATAGATTATCAAAATGATACTTTAGATCAAGATAAGCAAAAAGACTTTGATCATTTACATCAGATGATTACTATGTATGGTAAAATATTATTCTTTTCAAAACCACGCAAATCTATATATAAAGGTAAGCAGGTATATGAAGTAAGATTTGGAGTTGAACAAAAAAATTTATTTGAGCTAGGCTCAAATCCTGTAGGGGTGCTCGAAAACCGTCTAAATAACATCGTTTTGTTTAGTGACACTATACACACTCAAGGAGTAAATACAAACATATGGATTACTAAATTTTAAGGAGCAAGAGACACAATGGATACACCAAAAAAACCAGTTATAGTGAGTTCTACAGCAAAAACAAAAGAAACTGTAGAATTTGACAGTTTAGAAGTTCACGTTGCATTAAGTCGTGAAAGACACGAAGAAATAGGGTCAAGATTTGATAGAGTTGAAGCCCATATGGATAAGATTGAAGTAAGTGTTGATAAAGGATTTGAAAAAATGCAAAAAATTATTTTATGGTCAGCTGGTACTATGTTTTTTACATTAATCTCAATGCTTGTTACATCCATATTGAAATAAGGAATTAAAATGCTAATAAAAGATATTATGGGGCCATTACCAGAAGGTACACCGCAAATATACGGAAAGTATGGACAAACTATTAAGAGAAGATATAGATGTCAATCGGGGCCAAGAAAAGGTAGAATAGTAGCCGATCCGGCCACTTGTACAGCACCAATGAATATTGCAAAAAAACAAAGAATGAAAGCCACTAGAGCTAAACGTTCTACAATTCAAGGCAAAAGATCATCATATACTAAAAAATACAATCCAGCATCAAAACTTGTAAGAAAGCTTAATAAAATGGTGAAGAAAAGAAGAGCACCAAAAATGAAAGCTTTAAAGCCTGTTAAGCTAGGAAAAAGATAAAATGTTTATTAGCGACATTATAATAGATGGCATTCACGAAGCCAAAATGATTTATGGTCGTAAAGGTAAGTCAGTAGTTAGAAAATATCGTTGTACATTTGGTAGAAAAAAGGGTAGAATTGTTAGCAATCCTAGTGTTTGTAGTGCCCCGTTAGATATTAAAAAACGTTTCCAAATGAAAAAATTAAGAGCTAGAATGGGTGCTAGATTACAAAGAAAAATCAAGTTTACTAAAAAGTATAATCCTGCTTCACGTAGGGTTAGGGCATTAAATAAGTCATTAAGAAGAAAATAATACTTGATCTTTGTTAATAAATTTAGTATATTATTATTATGGGTTTACAAAGAAATAAAATTCCAGATAGAAATGATCCAGCATATCACAGAAATAAAGAATTTTGTGCACCGGGTTTTCCTGACTATTCCTCTCTTAATTCTGCAATAGAACATTTTAAAGTTATGAAAATTATTTCTAGATGGGGTCCTCCCGGACACCCACCAGCTAACTTTTTAGATCATATGGAGTTACAATTACGTAAGTTTAAAGGACAAAAAGATGCTCATAAGCAAAAAGTA